GGCGGCGTAGTCATCACTCGGCGCACATCATCTTCGTTGCCTCCCTCGACGACGATCTCGTCGTGAACGTGTAGAACTACATCACCAAGCTGGCGCAACGCGAACCGGAGCACGTCGTTGGCGACGGCTTGGGTGACGTTCTCGCAGGCTAGCCCTTTCCAAAGTCAAGCGCGGGGCCACTCGGTGGCATCCTGAGCAGGCTTCCAAGCTGCCTTGGCATAGCTAATGCCGTCTTCTTCCAGGCGGGCAAAAGGGTAGCAAAGCACCCGGCCCGAAGGGATAGCGTACCAGAGATGGCGACCGTCAAACAGGTAGGTAACGCGCCCAGCAGTGAACTCCTCACCCCTGTTTCGCATGGCCCGCGTATACTGCTGCTCAAGCTGCTGCCAGAAGCCGACCGCCCACTGATTGTTGCGCCTCCAGGCGTCCACCATGCGCTTAGATTCGGACTCAGACAGGCGCACGTTGTAGATTCGGGCCATAGACGCGAACGCGCCCACACCGCCTGCGAAACCGCAGGCTAATTCTTGGACCTTGCCAATCTGGCGCTGCGAGGACTCGCCGTCACGGTCGTAGTCGGCCTTGATATCGGCATAGCTACGCTGGAACGTACCGGAGGCGTTGACGATGTAGGGGTCGAGGCCCGACTCGAAAACATTCAGCTTGGCCTGACCCGTACCGGACAGCCACGGGTTGACTCTGGCCTCAATCGACGACCAGTCGGCCACGACAAACTGATGTCCCTTGGCGGGAATCAGAGCGGGGCGCAGCATCCCCCGAAGAACGTCTGTAACGCGCTTGCCGTACTTGGGGACAATGGCGTGGCCCCTGCACATTGCGGCCCGAACGTCCTCGGGGGTCTTTGCGGTTTTGCGGGTAAAGTTGTGGACTTGGGCACCGTAGCTGCTGGCACGGCCCGTGGCGCTGCCGCCAGCGAACACGAACGCGCCTCGGACGCGGTTGTCCTCAACGTCGGCCAGTTGGGCCAAGCGGCTGAACTTGGCGACCGACGACGCCCACAGGTCGTCGGCGCACTGGATAATCTCCTGCACGTCAGGCGGCACTCCGTCGCAGTTCAGCAGGTTGGCGCGAACGGTCTTGTCGATGCTGACTTTATCGTCCTTAATCATCAACGCTTGGGCCTCGGGGCCGACACGATCCCAAACCCACTGGCGCATCTTGGGCGACCGCACAGAGACAAGCTCACCCCTCGATACCTCCTTGACGATCTCGGCGATCTCAGTGGCCTCTGCGGCGGCATACGACACGGCTGCATGGCAGAGCGGCACATCGACCAGAACGCCACGGTCGTTGATGCGCTCGTTGACATGGTAGTCGGCCAGTTCCTCGTCCGACAGTGGGCGCATGGCCTGACTGATCGCCCGCATGGCGCGCACGTCCTGCTCACAGTAGGCCACCATCTCGGCGGTCAACTCAGCCGACTCTTGGTAGGGTGGGATGCACATCTTGCGGATAAGGGCCGCGCCCCGGTGGTCCTTCTTCATCGTCGCGCCCATGAACCGGCCCACGTCCTCCAGCGACCCAGGCGCACAGTTGGCACGGGCCTGCGCGGCGGTGCAATAAAACGATTCCAGTGGGATGTTGACCTGCAAGACGTACCAACAGATCAGCCGCTCGAAAGCGGCGTTATGGGCCATGATGCGGTGGCCGGTCAGGTCGGGCAACGGCTGACCGGGGAGCCAAGTCAAGACCTCGCCGTCATCGACGGCGTAGGACATGCACAGCACCTCGGTCGTTAGGTCTTGCGCGTAGTTGTAGACGCCCGCGACTTTTAGGTCGCAGGCGCTACGGGTTTCAAAGTCAACCCAAATCATCGACGGGGATTACGCTGCTACGCGACGACGACGGCTGGCTGGTGCCGGTGCGTCAACCTCTGGTTCGCCATCCATACTCACCCACTCAACAACGTCAAAGATTGGCGTGTAGATTTTGCCGTAGCTCTTGTGCTGATAGTGGTCCTTCTTAAGCTTGACAACAGCGACCGGCTTGGTCTGGTCGATGTCAACCTGCTCGGCCAGCGCGGCGGCGATGGTCTGGACAGACCGCTTGCCGCCGACTGACGTGGACGTGTACCGCACCTCCAGACCCTTATCGTCGCCCGACATGCACTTAAGGCTCATGCCGATTTGTTGCTCCCAGCCACGCTTGGCCGATGGCGGCGCGTCTTCGATTTCTGGCAGCGGACGGCTGACCGATACCATGCGCTCACCAAGCACCTCGCCATCGCCCCAGGCGATAAAGCCGTGGACAAAGCTGAACGGGTTGACTGCCCAAGTCGAGTCGTCCTCGACCTCGGTCTGGTCAGCGCCAAACACCCAATGGCCGGTCTTGTCCATCTTGAGGATGACAACATTGGATGGACCAGCCGCAGACACGGCCATGCTTTTAAGCGCGGTTGAGAGAGTACCGATAGCTGGCAGACCGGCTTGCGAAAACACTGAAAGATTGCTCATTTTGTACCTTATTGCAGTTTAGAAAGGGCGGCGGTCAACTGCCTACCCAAGAGGATCACCTCGGGGCGCGGGTCATCCGCGCTTGCCAAGGTGTTACCCGAAGAAACGGCGACGACCACATCGCTAGGCAGAGCGATCTTGCGCTTTTTGAGCACCTTCTCGACCTTCGCTGGCGACATAATAAAAGTCTCCGTTACCTCAGATTCTTCGAGGCCCAACGCGAACAGGGCGACCTTGGCCTTGTCTTCGTCGGTCCACTGTCTGATCGCCCGCTTGGCGACCAGTTTGTAATCGGGCAGCTTGGCACCAGACTCCATCATAGAGAGAGCCAACTCGCGCAGGCTGAAAATCCAAGCGTCCAGCAGTTCAGCGTTTTTAAGGTAGCTGCTAATCAAGCTCTTGTCGATACTCTCCAGCTTAGTCGCCAACGCCCGGTCAACAGCGCCGGTCATCTGTGGGCAAATCGGCTTGGCGGTGCAGAACCGGCAGTGGTCACCAACCGTAAGCTGCGCGTCAGGCAGCGATGACTGCTTGACGGCCTGCACCAGATCGCGCTCGAACGACCGGATGCGCTCGGGTGTAGTGACCCAGCGCCGCGCTGCTGGCGGCTGCACGATAACGCACTCGACCTCGGTCGCGCCATCGAACGCCCAGGCCGACTCAGGCGTCCGCATAGCTGCGGCAGCGTAGAACATAAGCTGCGCGTTCTCCTCGGCGTCAACGATCACGCCGTCACCAAACTTCCAATCCAGCACGATGGCGCGGTCGCCGATCCGACCGATTAGGTCAGTCGAGCCGAACACACCCGGCAGCAGGTCGCCGAAACCGACCCGTGTCTCGGTGGCGAAGTTCATCTCCTGTTTCGGATCAACTTCGTTCAGCAGCGCCAGCGCAGACTTCAGCTTCTCGCAGTGGTCTTCGTCCAGCGTCACGCCCCCGAAACTTTTGCCCATCTGGCTGTACGGGTCAACGTCTCCCACACTAACAAGGTAGTCGATGGCTGAGTGCAAGGCCGTGCCCTCGGCCATGTACTTGTTCTGGACTTGGGGCGGCATCTTGGCGACTAGCGCGACACTGCCAGGGCAGGCTATCACCCGTTTGGCGGTGGACCCGCCGACGATCTTACTGTGCTGCATTTGACTGTACTTTCGTTGCTGACTAGACTAGGTACGCAAATAATAGCACAAAAATCTTTTTTTCTGTGTTAAAGTTTTGTGCATGGAAAAACACATCGAAGCCTACCTCGTCAAGCGCGTCAAGGCGCTCGGCGGCATAGCGTACAAGTGGCGCGGCGTGGGCGGTGTAGCTGACCGCATCATCGTCCTGCCTGACGGCGTGGTCTGGTTCGTGGAGGTTAAGACCATCGGCGGGCGTCTGTCCGCGCTCCAGAAGGTCTTCGCCGCCGACATGGCGCGGTTGAAGCAGAAGTACACAGTGCTGTGGACGAAGGAACAAGTTGATGAATTTACGTCCCTACCAAAATGAGGCGGCGGACTTCTTGTTCGCCAACGACCGCGCCATGATTTTAGCGCCGGTCGGCGCAGGCAAGACCGCCATCACGTTGACGGCTATGCAGGCCATGTTGACCAGCGGCCATGCCTGCCGGTTCCTCGTACTGGCACCTAAGCGTGTGGCCGTCAGCGTATGGCCGACTGAGGCCAAGTTGTGGGCACCGTCCCTGCGCGTTAGCGTGGCTGTAGGGACGCCTAAACAGCGCGAGGCGGCGTTTCGGTCAGACAGTGATGTGGTAGTGACCAACTACGACAATTTGCAGACCCTGCCCACCCTAAGTTTTGACGGTATCGTGTTTGACGAACTGACCCGGCTCAAGAACCCTAGCGGGGCTAGGTTCAAGGCGCTCAACAAGATGCTGGACTGCCCTGTACGGTGGGGCTTGACGGGTTCTTTTACCAGCAACGGCTTGGAGGACGTATTCGGCCAATGCAAGATCGTCGATCAGTCGCTGTTGGGCCGCAGCAAGGGCGCGTTCCAACAGCAGTACTTCTTCTTGGTCAACAAGGACTTCAACCAGTGGGAGCCGCGCCCAGGTGCGCTTGAGCAGGTCATGGAGCGCATCAAACCTGCTACGTTTGTGCTGGAGCCGGGTGAGTACAAGGACAAACTGCCGGAGTTGCACACGGTCCCCGTGCGGTTTGATATGGTCAACCGCAAGCCATACGACGCCATGAAGACTGAGTTTGTAGCGCAGTTCCCCGACGCGCAGGCTGTGGCCGTCAACGCTGGCGTAGTCACGGCCAAGCTGCAACAGATGGCGTCCGGGTTCGTTTACGGCGACTCAACGGTCTGGTTTGACACGACCAAGTTCGACGCCCTGGACGACCTGCTGGCCGAAAACCAACATGCCAACACCATCATTGCGTACACCTACCGGGAGGAGTTGGCCGAACTCAAGCGCCGCTACCCCCGTGCCGTGACGCTGGACGAACCCGACGCCATTGAACGCTGGAACGCTGGCAAGGTCGAGTTGTTGCTGGCCCACCCTAAGTCGGCGGGCCACGGTCTGAACCTGCAACACGGCGGCAGCAAGATTATCTTCTTGTCGCTGCCTTGGTCGCTGGAACTGTACGAGCAGACTATTGGTCGGCTACACCGCAGCGGCCAGCGGCACGATGTGTGGTGCTACGTCATGGTGGCGAACAAGACGGTTGACGAAAAGATATGGACGGCGCTCCATGACAAACGCGCCGTTTCTGACATTGCATTGGAGGCGTTGAAGTGAACAGACTTACACAAATGAAGGCCAAACTTAAAGCAGCTCAGGCCGAACTTTTGATTCGCACCCGGACGCACAACAGCGCGTCACGGGCTTACAACAAGGTGACCGCCCATATCACCGAACTGGAAGAAAAAATTGGTATCTTGGAGAAAGTTTCAAAGTAACCTGCCCAACTACACCGAGGCCGAACTGTTGGCTTTGCTGTACGAGGAACGGACAGCTCACCGCAGGGTGAGCATGTTGGCACGCATCCACCAACGCTACTGCACGCTACGCGCCGGTAGGGAACGTCTGGAGATTTTGAAGGAGGGAAAACGACCGTGACCCTGCTTCAACAGATCAGGAAATTGATGCGGCGTTTGACGCCTGAAGAAGTGGCGGCGTCAGAGTTGGCAGACGCTGAACTAAGCCGGCTAGAAGCCCATAGCGCCGTTGAGTACGCTACCAGTGTGGTGAACTATCAAAACGCCAGAATTAAGCGGCTCAGGAAATTTTTAGTTGATGCGGAATACGAGGATACGCAATGGTAATTTCAGCAAGAATTAGAGCCTTGTTGGCGCAAGCGGCAGATGGTCTAACTTCAAAAGAGCTTGCGGCCAAGCTGAATGTAGAGCGGTCACAAATTTCGCATTCCGTGAAGGGGATGCCAGATGTTTACGTTGACCGCTGGCAGAAAACCACACGAAGGTACGCAGCGGTTCATTGCTTGGCTTTTGTCCCTGACGATTGCCCGCACCCGTGACGCCTACTTTTGCAGAATGGGATCGTCACACGCTAGACAAGTTTGCGTCTGAGGCTTACTTGCGGCTTCAACAGCAGCAAGATGAGATTGAGCAACTGCGCGGTGATCTTAGGGACGCGATGAATGCGTACCGGGCATTAAACGGAAAGCGAGGAAATGATGATAAGAAAGCAGTTTTTTAGAAGGCGCGCAAACAGGTTTTGCGTTTACATTCCCGGTTTTGGTTTGGTGCCAGTTGCGGAAGAAAAAGATGACGCGCCAATTTTTGTCGGCGGCGCGCCTCGACGTGTTGGAGATGACGCAATCATAAAGGCAGAGGGAAAGCTGCGGCACGTCCGGCTGTTGAAGTCGCGTATGTACAAGAACGCCATTTACTTAGTGGACATGGGGCCAGCCAAGGTTGCCTAACGATTTAGCTAAGCGGCTTGCCGCAAAGGAGATTCCATGAATGAAAACTTTGATGGCGGCAAGTCCGAGTTGAGCGATGGTTTAGGCCCCAACGTGACCAAGTAGGAGAGCTAAATGACAGTACCGCACCTGATGAACTGCCCGCACACCGCCGAGGGCTGGTGCCTGGATTGCGTGGTGGAACTTGGCAACGAGAACTGGCGCCTGCGCGACGAGGTGACGGCGCTGCGGGAAGCTGCCAAAGACGCGCCCGAAATCCTGGCTTCAATGATTGCCACCAGTAAGACGGCCTGCCCGCCGATGCACTACCTGCTGACGCACGATGGCCTGTACGGCTTCAAGATGGCAAACCTGTGGGTGAGGAACGACGGCAAGGAATACACGATGGAAGCAGATTGGGCCGATAACTGCGGCAAGCTGGTGAAGCGCCTGACTGCGGCCTTGGGGCCTAACGTATGAGTTCACTGGCGCCGTCAGGCGTCCAGTGGAACGAAAGGTTAGGCCACAACGGGGGAAGACTCGATGAAGATTGAATTTACAAAGGAATGGTGCATGAACATGGCGAAGCACGAGGAAGCGATGGAAGACATGGCAGACATCTGCGTCCACGGCCAGCTAGGCCAACACTGCCCGCAGTGCGATGACGCGCTGACGATTGCGCGTTTGCAAGCGGAACTCGACACGCTCGCCGCTGTAATCGCAGAGATTATGAAAGCGGTGGGTATGCTCGAACGCCCTGCCGGTCAATAATCAGCGCCTGACGCCGGGGCGTGTCGGCAATGCTGATATGCGTCCAGGCGTCGTACTCTCTGATGATCTGGTCATAGGGCAGCGCAAGCAACGCCTTCACCACGGCGTCAGGCGTCATCCCAGGCACGCGGAAGTCTGCTGCCAAGCCCAACCTATGCTGTGATGAGTCTTTGCTGCCTACGGCGTCATTGACGGCCTTGGAGCGATACGCCGAGGTGACCATAATTGGCTTACCGCCTAGCGTAGCTTTGACTGTCTCAAGAAACTCAGCCAACCGGGTCAGGTTAGCGACTACGGCTTGAGTTGGTGAGTTGTCTAGCGTCCTGTGGGACGTTACCGTCAACTCAGCAAGCGTGAAGTGCGGTGACAAGTTCACTTTGCCGCAACGCCTTGGGTCTTCTCAAACGTCCGCAGCCCGCCCAGACCCAACATACCCATCATCAACTGCCAAAGATTGTCATCAAGGCCAGGGAAGGACAGCGCGGGCATGAAAGCCATCATCAGCGGTCGGGCTAGGTACTGGTACCCCAACGCCAACGCACAGACCCAGCCGATAGCTGGACGCCAGCCGCTGACAAACACATTGGCGTTGCTGGCTTCTGCCTTGTTAATCTCAGTCTGAGCGGTTATCACCGCTAGCTCGCCCGACTGTTGCAGCTTGAGCAGCTCCAACCGTGCCGCATCTCGGGCAACGGGATCGGGGATCAGCTTGTCGATCAGCTTGCCGCCGATCCCAAGGATAGCGTCAAGACCGATCATTTCTTTTTAGGTGGTGTATGCGTCAGGGGCTTACTTGCTGGCGTGTGCTTTGCACCCGTCATCAGGACAGTGCCAGATTTGTGCGTTTCGCCCTTGTACACCTTGCCCCCAGGCAAAAAATGTGGCCTTGTTTTGCTCATGGCAAGTTACCTCCAACGGGGTAAGCAGCGCCAACAGGCGCAGAAGTCACGACCGATGCGCCAACAGGCACCACAGCGCCGTTCCACGGGCTTTCATTGATCGGACCAAGGCAGTCTGACAACGTAGCGCCGTTGACCTTTTGAGGCCGGATGGTGCAAGGGTATGACCATTGGTTCGCCATGCCGCCCGTGCCAGCAGTGGTGACAAAGGTGCGAGGTTGCGCTTTGACAACCGCCCAGGTCGGCGCTTGTGGGTAGCTCATTTCGGTGCTGAACAGGGACCAGACCGTATGCTTGCCTTTCGGAGGTTTGCACGAGCCGATCAAGTTTCTATCACCGACAGCTTTGCCGGTTAGCACGGGACAGACTGACACGCCTTCTTGGAAGGTTGCGCCATTGATGACCATCGTTTTGCTAGTCGGCGTTGTGGGGCTGGCGGCGCACAGCGCGTACTGGCCGTTGCAGATCACCAGCGCCGGTTCAGCGTAGACGGACGATACAAAAAGAAGCAGTAGGTATTTCATCATTTCACCCCGCAATGTAGAGCAATGCACAAATACCCGGCCCCTCCACCAGCAGCCGTCGCCACGGCGTCCCATACGTCAGGCGTACCGCTAGCGGTCAGATGATCGTAGACCTCTTTGACGATGCCTACCACGATTACCAATGCCAAAGAATAGAGCGGAACGAGGACAAAGGTTGACGCGACAAACAAGGCCAAACCGTAGATAAAGTGGTTGGCTTTGTCGGCAGGTAGCTGCGGCAGTACGGCTGAGATAGATATCATTTGTCGGCCTTTGAAACAAGAGTCTGCTTTATTTCGTGCAGCGAGTCCATGATCGGCTTGAATGCGTCCTGCAATCTGTCATAGCGTACATAGTCTGTGCCAATACGAACCTCAAGGGTTGATAGATCGCGCCTAAGCCCTTGTGTTGCCCCGTAAAGCTCCCGCGCAAACCAGCCAAGCGCCGCGCAAACCATAGCCAAACCCCATAGAACAATACTTGATACTTCCATGTCATGATCCTACGGTGCCATTGCGTTTTGGTTTTGCGGAATCGGTTGCATTGACTCGGCCAACTGATTGACTGGAATACGCATGTCGCGCAATTTCAAACCAGCTTGGTAACCCGGAGATGCTATGCGGCGTGCGGCTAACGCACCCAAACCTTCAGCCGTTGCGCCGCCCAGCACACCGCCCAAGATGGAGCCGGTCAAACCAAACGGCGAACCGAGTAACGCGCCTGCCGCGCCCCCTGGTCCAGAACGGCTTAAACGAGGCGCGGTAAAAAAACCGGGTGTGGCCTGTGAACTGAATACGTCTGGAAAGTTACCCGCAATCTTACCTAGCGAAGCAATGTCGCCAGTCAGCGCGTTGTTTTTTGATGTTATACGGGCAAGTTTGCTGACATCTACAATGCCGGTGTTGAAGTCAGTTGCGCCCTCATACGCATATGAGCGAGCCATTTTTTGACGCGCATCACGAAATTCATTAAGCAGCTTTGGGTTGAAGATGCTGTTGTCAATCATCGACTCCAACTCGGTCGCCACTTTAAGGTTGGTGTCGGCAATGTCCAACGCTTCGGTAGTAGCCGATTTGTTGTTGTACGTCTTGCGTGCGCGCTCACGCAGAACGCTAATGTTCTTTAGCAGTTTTTCGCCGGTTAGTCCAGTTTGCGTCTTTGCAATAGCATCGTCAACAATCTTGCTGATGGCAGGCGCGTATTCTTTAGCTCCGATCACATCTAGATCGGCGCGTAACGCTTCAAGCCGTTGAACCATTGCGTCATCAGCCTGTTGGATAGGCAAATTTTTGACTTGGTTGTAAGGCTCGGCTAGTTGAGCGCGGGCTTGGCTAAACGCGGTGCCGCCATCAAGTTGAGATGTACGCGGCAAATCCATTTCTTTCAACGCAATGTTGCGAACTTGGTTTTTGTTGGCCGTTGCCAAAACAGCAGCAGCACGTGGGCCAGCCGCCATTGAGGTCAATCTTGTGCCTACGGTAGATTCAATGTCAGTTGGGTTAAGAGCAATTTTTAAACGCTGCGCTTCGGCGGCTGCGTCCAACTGCGGACCGCGTGCGTAATCTTCTAGCGATTGACGCTCACGTTTGGCCTGTATTTGCTGCTCAAACGGCATTTTTGCGGCAACAACCGTGCGCTCAACCACAGGCGCAACCGTTCGTTGAACCGCTCGGCCCACAGCGGGTGCTGCAAGTGTGGCGGTGCCCAACATGTTTTCAACATCAGACTGCGGAAGGCCGGTGTTGTCCGCAATCCATTTAGCACCTTTCTGAAAATTTTGACCAACAAAATCCAATAGCTGGCGGGTAGCCTCTTGCTTGTATTCAGGCGTGTCGGTGACCCCAAAGGCTTTGCCAAAAGGCGACTCAACTGCACTAACCATGTTCCGGGTCATGGCTTGAGCTTCTTCTGGCGTGCGGCCCACCCGCGCCAACGGGTAGCCCACTTGCTGTGCGATTGCAGGCAACACGCCGCCGACCGTAACGTCGGCCAGCGAAGCAGCGCCTCGCCCTAGCTGCGTTAGAAAGCTTGGCACTTGGCGTTGGGCTGCGGTCTTAATTGGCGCTGCGTCAAATTGGTCAAAAGAATTGGCTTGCGGCGCGTCAAATTGATCAAACGGGTTTGTTGCCATTATTTGCCCCCAAGAATACGGGCGGCAGCGCCAGCGCCGTATTTCACGTCAAATTGCGCTTTCAGGTTAGGATTTGCTTGCAAGAACTTAATTGCGTCTTGCGAAATAGCAACCGGTGCAGCCGCAACTGGTGTGGGGGCAGTAGCATTTTGAGCCGCAGTAGGGATTTGTGCGGAAGCGTTTTGAACTGGCCCGGCATAGATTTTAAGCGCGGGGCGCTCAAACAATGATTTGCCGCCTTCACCCGCAAACCAAGCATCTTCAGCGCCTTTATAGCTGTCTGTTTTGTCTCTCCACTTGGCGTAAAAATTACGCTGTTCAATATCGCGTTTCAGTTGTTCTTTAGCCACTGCCAAAATAAACTTGTTGGTCTCTTTGGTCTTACCCAACTCCGGGCCAATTTGTTCAATACGGCGAGCATCCGATTCGGTTTGCGGACCTTTTTGTTCTAGCTGCTTTTGCAATACGGCGCTAATAGCGTTAGATTGGAAAGTCTGAGCGTCGGTAGCTAATTTTTCAGCGTTTTGCACACCAAGAGCGCCAAGTACACTAGCGCCTGCGGCTATAGCTGACGTACCAAATCCAGTATCAAAACCCCTGTTCAACGCACTAAGATTAGCTTCAATAGACGGCAGCGACCTAGTTGCCAAACCAGCGGCTTTAGAAATATCAGTAAATTGGTCAACCAACATTTTACCGAACGCACCAGCCTCAGCCCTTTCGCCCACCATAGTAACGCTTGTACCGGGCGCACGACCAGCAACCGCGCGAGCCGTAACAAAGTCTTGAAACGACCCTTTAAAATTGCCGCCTTCTGGCGTTTTAGCAAATGTATACTCGGCAACCATACTTGGCGGCGCTGCTGGTTTTACAGGTTCTCTAAAAAGTACATCTCCAAAACCAGTCACTAAATTTCCACCAGTTGAATATGGCTTGCGAAATTCATCCAGTTGTTTGGTAAGTCTTGCTGCTTCTGCTTTAGCAGCAGGCACGTTTGGATAGTTGGTTTCTAGATCAACAATTCGTTGTTCAATTGCGCCCGCATCCACGCCAAGTTTATTGACCGGCGCAGCAGATACGGGTGCCATATTGTTAGCCATAGGCACGGGTGCAGCGCCCGCATCCACGCCGGTCATAGGAGCAACAGGCGGTTGTTTACTAGCAATATACGCTTTGCGTTCCTTGGCCGCTCTATCCAATAGCTGCGCGCTCATAATTAGCTGCGGGTCTCTTTGAGATACCGCAAAGTCAAAAAAACTAGACACTTGATCTTCAGGTGAACCAGTCTTTCCATTGGCTGCGCTCATTTGCAAAAACTTATCTAAACCCGTTTGTTTGGCTTTAAAATCAGCCATTTCCATTTGGGTTTTTTCTTGCTGCATTGCGCCGGTTTGCAATTGCTGTTGAGCCAATTGATTGCGTTGCGCTTCTTGTCGGCCAGCCATAAGGTTGCCGCCAATATCGGCTGGCTGAAGTATTCCAAAATTAAGTGCCATGATTAGTTACCTAAAGCTTTGAGCCAAAAGATCATTTTGACTTCCTGTCATACCACCGCCCCCGCCAAACAAATTACCAAAATCAGGTCTAGTGTTACCGTACATTTTGGCAATGTCACCATACGCTGACGTGCGTGCTTGAGAGCCAGCCAACATTGCATTACCTTGGTTAACACCTTGGTTTGTGTAGAGGTTGCCTACATTAGTGCCGTACTGTCCAGCCGCAGAGCCTTGGTTAGACGCCGCAGACTGACCGGAAGCCATCAAGCTGCCCAAAGGTTGCAGTTGGTTAGCTCGGTTTGTCTGGTAGCGGTTGAATGCGTTGTTGTACTCTTGTGAACCCATGTCTTGCCCGTAACGAGCGGCGGCTTTAAGAGCACCACCAGACATTAGACCCCCACGAGCAGCCGCAGATCGGTCAAGTGCTTTCTGGCCTTCGCTCAACCGGAACGCATAGCCTGGGTCTTGCTGGAAGTCAGCCATGCCGAAGTCTCTGGCGTACCTTCCAAAATCAGGACTTTGCTGCGTAGCAACTTGCTGGGGTCGATAGTTGCTCATGGCGTTTTGGTCGCCTTGACGAGCCGCAGCCATAGCAGCCGCAAGACCGGCCTCGTTAATTCCGCCAGCCGAGGCGTTGCCCACCATGCCAATCCCCGGCGCTATTTGACCTTGGCTTGGCGCAGACGTAAACTGCCCCACCAACTCATCTCTAAGTTGAGCATCTGTACGCATATACGGAGCGTTAGCACCGCTAGGTTGTGCTGGCATTCTGAGGCCAAGCAACTCCATCAGCCGGTTTTGGCCTGCTAGTCCAGCTTGACGGTAAGGCTCCTGCCCCGCCATCTGCCGATCAAACATCTCCTTTTGGAGCGCCGCTGCACGGTCTGCTGCTGCACCGGTAGCATTTGCTGCATTTTCAGCAGCGTTTGATTGCTGGCTGCTTGAAAATAGGCTGATAGCGGCGGGTACGATAAATGACCAAGGCATAATTTACTCCTGAAGGCTTAACGCCAATTTTTGCGTTTCTTCCGTATTTCCAGACTCAATCAGCACTTCGTCAATATGATCTTCATCCGTGCAATCAGTGGCGTGTACGCAGTACCACACAACATCTGTGATTGATTTTATGCCGTGATGCTTACCTGCGGTAATAGTCAAGCAAGCAGGGGCATTAACAATTGACTTCTTTCCATTAACCGCCAGCTCAACAGACCCGCTAGCCAAAATAGACAAATGGTCATGCTTGTGGGCGTGTTGCACCAAGATGTACCCTGCTGGGATTCGTGTTTCTTTGGCGTACACCCCAGAGCTAAAGTGGTGGTTAATCATTTGTCACTCCTTGTTACGCAACCACCCAGGCAGTGCCGTTGTCAAACACCGGGCAAACCACCGCACCACCACCAACAGGAGCGGCTAGAAATGTTGGCGCTAGCGCATTTGTCACCCACGATCTGCGGCCTTGTGTACCCGCTGCTGGAAGGGTGGCCACCGTATACGCTGCGCCTAGTCCATTGCCGCCGTTAGCTACGGGAAGGATACCCGATACGCCAGTCGTAAGCGGCAAACCTGTTGCGCTAGTCAAGACAAGAAGCGTGGGCGTGCCAAGCGACGGGGTAGTCAATACCGGGCTTGTAGCAAATACAGCCAAACCAGTACCAGTTTTGGTAGTCAGTGCTGTGAAAAGAGCAAGCGTAGTGAATGACCCAAGGATTGTGGCGTTACCAGTACTTGTAACTGCACCGGTAAGGTTGGCGTTGGTAGTGACACGACCAGCAGTCAAACTAGCGGCTGTGCCTGTTGCATTGGTCAACACAACTGCTGAAGGCGTGCCAAGGTCCGGGGTGATAAGAACTGGTGAGGTTGAAAGTACGACGCTTACAGTGCCGGTACTGGTTGTGACTCCAGTACCGCCGTTAAGGACCGGCAGCGCCGTACCTGACAAAGTAATCGCCAACGTGCCTGCGGTAGTAATTGGACTGCCCGCTACTGCCAAAAATGCCGGTACAGAGGCCGCAACGCTAGTCACCGTACCTACAAAAGCATCGTTGCTGGTAATCGTAAAACTAGGGTACGTTCCTGTTACAACCGTTGTGCCTCCGCCCGTCAACACCACCGTCAAATCGGGCAAGCTGTTGGTGACCGTGATAGCGCCTGCGGCATTGGTAACCGTGATGCCGGTGCTAGCGGTCAACGTATTCAGCGCGTAGCCCGTGCCGTTGCCGATCAACAGTTGGCCGTTAGTCGGGATAGTACCTAGTCCCGTACCACCGTTGATTACCGGCGTGATGCCAAGGCCCGATCCAGTGATGGTGTAGACGTTGTTGAGCCAGCGAAACCATTGGGTCGTGATTTGCCCGTCTTCCGTGAAAACAACCCTTGGCGCTGGAATTTGAGTGATGTTTGCCATATCAACTTGACGTTGGACTCACCATCAACTCAGCGCCCATAATGCTCACCTTTACCGGGGCAGTGCCGCTAACTTCATACACCCGGTCACGCAACTTAACCGTCATGCCCAACCGACGCCAGAAAGTACGGTAGCCGTACTCACCGATCTTGCCCATGCTGGCCCAATGCTCATTGGACCAAGTGTGACCGCCGTCATCGCTCCAGCGCAACATGCACTGCGGATCGTATCCTGGAGTTTCGGGGGCTGATTCAGTGACTATTTCATAGCCAGCAATATCCGGCCCGTTATAGGCAAACGTCACCAATGACTCAAAACCGTCGCCAGCTTCAGTGGTAATTTCACTGCCAGATTCGGTTACCAAATATTCCAAATTGAACTCAGCAATCAATTGGTAGCTTGGCCCTGCCGGTGGGACGTTGAGCAGTTCCGTTAGGATACCTTCAGCACTTTGCGCAGGAGTAATGCCAAGCCCTACACCTGTCTCTGCATTGAGTTGAAGAGTGTGCTGTGCCGTGCGTTTGAAGTCGTTCTGTCCTGTTGGCAGCGCCCGCCAAGACCGCAACCATTTTTGGACATCGCCATTGTCAGCGTACACATCCAAGTCAAACTTGTAAATGTTACCGTTCTCAAAGTCGCCAACCACAATTTGGTTGTTGAACGCCATCTGGCAGTTCGACCTGTGGCGCATGAATACGCCGTTGTCAAACCCAGCCCGTTCGTGCCACGCTTGGGTAGACACATCGTAAACCCAAGTAGCATTTCCAGATGGAAATGTCAGCACATAGAAGGCGTGGCCTTCTTGCTGGTAGGTGTAGGCAACGGCATTGCTAATGTCGCCGTACTGAGCAATCGCGTACTCGATGGCGTGCGTACTAACGCGAGTGCCGGTGTAGCCATTCGCCCGATAAACGATGCCTTGGCCCCGCGCATCTGCGCCTAGCCAGAAAATGCCGTTGTCCAACTTTGCAACAGAGAACGTCGCCGCGCAACCTATCTCATTGAACGCGCCTTGGATGCGGGTCATAGGGAAGTCGGCAGCGCCAGAGTCGTACCAAACCTCGACTGAATTGGTGCCAAACAACCAAATCTGCCCGTGGTCAATGATCATGCTGACCAAGCCATCAGGCGAACCTTCAGCACTGGCAAAGTCAAGCGGGTCAACCGATGTGCCGTCCAACAGTTGCGTCACCCAGAACACTTGACTATCGGGCTGGATAAAAACAAAGTAGCCGTCCAGGTAGCCAACTACCAACGCGCCAGCAAAGTCAACATCAGTGATCGGGGCAAACACCGCCGTACTGCTGTTGTAAATGTAACCCGGCCCGTCTGCTGCGATAAACAACTGAGTGCCGTTGTCGCTCATGCTGACCGGGCCAGTACCCCCTATCGAACCTAGCAAAGTGGATACATACGCCGTGGTAAGGCTGTAGAGTCCGCCCCCGCTGACTACATAGCCGATGCCTCCAAACGTCCACAAGCCCCGGATTGGTCCGGTGCCAACCGTAGCGAGCAAACTAAGCCCCGGAGCGCGGTTAAGAAACCCAGGCTCTAGTCCACCCTCAGGAATAATTTCTGGAAAAAGGTTGACCATCCTGTTGTTTGCAGCATTGATGCTGCGAACAACATAGGCCGAACCAAGGATGGGCGTGTGCATTACGCAGCTACAGCTTTGATTACGGCAAAGTTGAAGACCGGGGCGTCAACAGCAACGCCGCCGGTAGTGCGGAATGTAATGTAAAAATATCCTGTGGTTACGTACGTAACCAGCGGCTCGTACAAGTTGGTGCCTGACTGTTGATTCAGAATGATTACGTCTGTTGCCGCCACAGTGCTGTTGGTCACAATAAAGGTAGCCGCAGTAACTGACCCCGCAGCACTAAACATTGTGATTGAGCCAGTCGTTTTGTTTAGCGTTACGCCAGTTGTCCGACTGGTCAGTTGAGTCGTCGCGCCGCCTGCGCCAGTTGCGTACCCTACGCCTGCCGTGCCGGTCGATACGATTGTGCCGCTTGCTGTCAGGCTAGTGCCGGTGGCCGCGCCAATCACAGGCGTGACTAGCGCCATGCTCGTGCTGGTACATGCGCTAATGTTGCCGCTGGCGACCGTACCCAAAACAGGCGCGGCTAGCACCATACCAGTGCTGGTGCAAGCACTGATAACGCCGCTGGCGACCGTACCCAAAACAGGCGCGGCTAGCACCATACCAGTGCTGGTGCAAGCACTGATAACGCCACTGGCAACGGTCCCCAAATTGGGCGTAACCATCACCATGCTGGTGCTGGTACAGGCGCTAATGTTGCCTGACGCTACGACCCCCAAGGTAGGCGTGACCATCACCATATTGGTACTGGTGCAGGCGCTGATAACGCCGCTAGCAACCGTTCCCAATGCGGGAGTGACCATCGCGGGGCTGGTAAACAACAAAGTTTTGCTGATGCTTTTGGTCGTTCCAGCTTGGACGATAGGAATTATATCTGCGGCGTTGATGACAGTAGCAACGGGCAGAGCCGAGATGGCAACGGTAGTCATGGTTAGAAATTCCCCGCGTAAATGTTGTAGCGTTGCCGATTGGCGACTATGCCGTAAGGCATTGCCATCACATCATCTGGATTGTTAATGCGTTTGATGTTGCGTTTGGAAGTCATTGCAATCCGCTTCACTTGAGGACTTGGCTCGACGCCAAACTCAGCAGCAATCTCACAAGCTAGATTGAACCTGAACGCCCGAAGGTAGCCCGGTGGGAACGACAGCGTAGTTGCTAGCGTTGCCGGTTGGGTAAGTTCCTCAACCGAAACAAAATGCCATTCCAACGGACGCAGCGGCACCGGGTAAACGTACATCTCAATGTCGGGGTACGCCATGTTGATCCACAGAACCTGCGGGTATGTGCTGGTCACCGTTTTAACAGCAATGCCGTCGTACTGCTGCTGATTGATGATCTTGATGCCGTAGCTAACGTTGGTAGCCGCATCCCTAAAGTAAGTGGCGTCATCCACCAAAATTGGCCGGTTGCCAACAAAATTACCAGTTGGGCCTAACGTGCGACTTAGGGTGCTTGCAGGCCAAGTAAACACTTGATCCTGAGTGCTAAACACTGACAATCGCTCAGTGTTCCATGAGTCAATCATCTGGTTCATCGCCGACAGCGCGTCCTGCGACGCTGCCGCTGAAGGTGTCTCACCTTCCGCCAGCATTCCAATCAGGCGCATGGCCCCGTTAATTTGGTCGCCAGCAGATGTGGTCATACCTATGCTCCTAGTTCAACAACCCCAACTCGCGGCCTGCCACGGGGACGCCTCATTTCGTTTACCGTGACAGGCGGCTCAACGTCATCCAAATCATACCTTACCCAGCCGTTTTGCTCGTCGTAGTCAGCTTCCTTTTCAGCGCAAGCTACTTTAGTTCCGTGATCCGGGTGACGTAGATAGATGACCATTTTTATGATGCGCCGTGAATGATTGAGAAATTGATTATTACCGCCTCAGAGTATGAAGTTGCAGCAGTCAGATTTCGCAATGTAATCAAGGCAGAGCCAGCAGCCAGATAGGACACATACGTGGTGTAAGCACCAGCCGCGCTACCCGTGGTATTGCTAGAAACGCACACAATGATTGTGTCATTGATGGAAATTGAGCTATTGGTCAAAACAAACGACACAGCAGTGGCTCCGGCCAATGCTGCATTGTTCATTGTGATGCGGCCAGCGCTGGTATTCAACGTTACGCCGGTGGATTTGCTTGTGGCTTGAGTCACAGCACCTTGGGCTGCTGCGCTATAGCCAAGTTCTTGGCTTGCGTAACAGGTAGTAAATTCGGGGTCGCTATAAGCAACACCTACTGCTTGGGTATTTGGCATGATGTTTCCTTATGAATGCCCCACGCCTTGTGAGCGTGAGGCGTTTCTATCACAGACGGTACAAAGTCCAAGTAGCATCGCCAGTTTTACGGGCGCGGAAGGTAGCGGACGTACCTGCAACAGCCGCAATGGTCATAAGACCTAGCGAGCCAGAAGTGCCAACCGTCCAGCCAGTACCAGCAGTCATAGTGATGACGCCAGAACTGGAGCCGTCCACGTTGATCACTTGGAACTCAAAAGCCGAGTTGTTGGGCATACTTGGGAAAGCAGCGTCCATCAAAGCAGCCGTTGGGAGCGTATAGGCAGCAGCAGACGAGCCTGGGGAACCAAGAATAATCCGGGTAGCCAGTTGAGCCACGGTTAGAGTTGCTGCGCCTGCGGCGACTGCGCTTGGTGTGGGCTGGGCATTGAACTGAATTTCACCAGTATTGCCGTCACCGACTTGATAACCACCAGAACCATTAGGGAGAGCCATGATAAATCCTTAAAAAATGTTAAGAAGCCCCCGAAGGGGCGTTCAATTTAGCCCCACAGACGGCAAGCCATCTGCGGACGAATAGTGCCATAGCCGTACAAAACGTCAATACGGCAGGGCATCCGGTCATTGTTTATATCGTACTGGCGAACCACACGAAGCGAGATACCATTATGGTTTGCGCGAGCAGCCATATCAACGCCTTGGGGCATCAAGAGGTCAGCAGTAGCAAACGTGATGGCGTCCTTGTGGTAAATCAGATTCTGCGGATAGCCGGTAGAAGCAGTACCAACAAACGTCACGGCAGCGTTGTCAGCAGGGAAGCTGTCAACGGTAGCCAATGCGCTTGCGCTGGTATAGATCGCAGGGCTGATAGCCATGCTTGCCATGTCAACGCCAGAAGCAGTCTGAGCAGTCGTCACAACGAATTGCTGAAGCGAACCAGTTGACTCACGAGTTTGTGGGTTAACTGCGTACACATTTGCAATCGTGAACACATCGCCAGCAGTCACAGTGGTGTTGCTGGTAAGGCCATCCAAAGTAATGGTTGACTGACCTTGGGTCGTCACAGCGCCGTTGACAAGGATCGTACCGGCCCGTGAGCCAGTGGTGTGAACCTTGATGGACTGGCTCATGTTGACTTCATCAAACCCAAGAACACCAGTACCCATCATGCCGTTCTTGAACTGGCGTGACACGGTGTCGGTGGGGTTAAACAAGCCTTTCATGCCTTCAACCAGACCAGCGTTAGCGGCAGGGTTGACGGTAGCGTAGCGAGGAGACATAACAGCAGCGTTCTCGTTCAGTTTTTGCTGCGCTTGCAACAAAACCAAAGAGGTAGCTGGAGTCGTGCCGGGAGTGCCAACAGTCGCGTAAATCGACTTGTAAGCGTTGGCAACGTCAGCATCAATGCTGGAGGCCAACTGAGAGATACGGGGCTTGAGAACCCGTTCTGCAAAGTCGTCCAATTGCATAGTCAGTTCAGCGGACGTAAAGTTCACGCCAATGTGTTTCTGGCTTGCAACAGTCAGGGTTGTGAACTGCTCGTTGTCGTCCTGAACTTGCAGGGCGGCACCGTCGGTCACCAGTGCCCGGTCAGGCAGGCGGATACGCAGTGTAGAGCCGATTTTGGCACCGTTAACAGCG